GGACGACGCATAACGAGCATGAGACCATTTTCAGCATCGGTCTGGATCCACCAAGCCTTGGAAGAGCTCAAACGGGTTACAACGTGTGTACCCTTTGGAAGCATACCAGTAGACTTAATTGGGTTCAGATCGTTGTCAGCTGTGCCAGAACGGAGAACTGACTTCAGAATTACTTCTGATTGGAACTCGAGTGCTGGTGGAACAACTAACTGCTCAGCTTTCAAACGGATACGCTTACCGTTGTTGTCAACTGCAGAGCGGATCTGGATGAGCAACTGCTCAACAGAAGTTTGGCTCAAAGAAGCAGCTGTAGACAACTGGTTAGAGTAAGAACCGCCGTTAGCGATTGGGTGAGCGGTGTTGATCAAAGTTACGCCGTCGCCGCCTACGTAGCCAGCTGTGAACGCGAAGTTCAACAAGTTAGCGCACAAGGTTTCCTTGGTTTCAATCATGGATTGAGCCAAGTGCTTAGCGAAGGTGGAACCGATACGGATGTGATCGCCGTCTTCCATCAAAACTTTGGTCAAGGCGTATGCCAAGCCATAGATTTGGTAGATGAAACGGGTGATGTACAGCGTACCGCCTTGATCGTAGCTAACTGGAGTGCCGTCAGGCATTGCAGGAGCTGCGTTCATACCATAAAGCATTACTTCTTCATGGTAGTTACGTGGAATACCTTGGATTTCTTCTACAAAACCCTTCCACTCATCGTCGCGTTGTTCATAAACGCCATCAAAGACTTCGTTGATAATCGGCTCGACTACCGCACGAAAGTCTGTACTACGCATTGGGGTTGCCATTGCTTATTCCTTTCGTATTAAATTAGACCGATACCGAATTGGCAGCGAATGTATTGTTAGCGATAACAACTTGAACGATTGTGTAAGCATCGCCCCACTGGTTTGTATTTCCAGCTGGGTATGCTACTTCACGTCCGAGACCAACTACACGAACTTGGCCTTGGTTACCAGTACCAACAGAAGTTGCGAGCAACGCTGTGGTAGAGAAACCAGCGCCACCTGTACCAATGGTATAACCATCAGTTACGAGGGAGTTAGCGGTTGTGTCAAAGTTGTACTCAGTTCCGATAGCGTTTACGTTAGCAGAACCGTTAACTTGGATTTCATAGACCAAAGCTGGGTCTTGGAAAATCCAGAAAACGATCTGGGTAGCAGCTGCTAGGGAAGTTGCAGTGATAGATTTACCAACGGTACGGCGGCCTTCAGCGGTGGTGTACTCTACACCATCAAATGAGCCATATACCTTACCGCTTGCAGCGGTTTGGTTAGCGATTGTTAATTGGCCTGTTGAAGTGATCGCTACTGGAGTGTACTGGTAGAACGCAACTTGCGCGCCAGTCAAAGAGTAGGGAGCACTATAAGCACCTGCAGTGGTACTTGTGAGGTTATAGTTGTTGGTGCCAACGAATGGTACCGAACGATCTAAACCGCTTGGGTGGTATGCAGGCTTCAGACCAAAGGGTTGAAATGTTGCTGACATATTGTCACTTTTCCTTTGTTATTGAAGTTATTGAAAACGAATGTTTTTGTTTGCCTTCGATGCTTCCTTTTCCATTTCCAATAAACCACCTTCCAAGAGTGAACGTCCGCCCTTGCCTTCACCTGCATTACCACGCACTTGTGCGGTGATGTTGCGTTGGTGCTCGAGGGGATCTTCGAGGTGCAATAGCTTCATTACTTCTTGGTAGATGTCTTCTGGTAACTTGAAGAGAATCATCTCATTGCAACTTACACAGCCTTCAAACTTGCCCGAACTCATCTTGCCCAGCGTTCCAAAGCCATTTCCTAATTCCTCGGCTTTCACTGGCTCATAGCCCAATGCGATACGTTTGTCGATACTGTCGTATGTGTTAGTTGTTGACAACCAGCACAAGTGGAACCCGGGGATTGTTCCCGCGGGAATGTCGGGCAGTGCACTATTTGCCCACTTGTCTCTGAACGCATCAAGGCGTTCGCGACGTGCGATATCATCAGGAGACGCTGTTGTAGAGCGCTCTAATACTTCTTGAACTCGATCGGCCATGCGATCTTCTAAGTCCCGTTTAATTCTTGTGTTTGCCATTTTGATTATCCTCTATTTTGGCGGTCATACGCTGCGTATGCCCGGATCATTTTGTTTCGTCTATTTACATCATCCCACGCGCCAGCGTCTTTAATTGCTTGAACACGCTCACGACTCAACGTAATTGTGTTTTTGCTTGCTGCTGGTGACTCTGATCTGCTTGAAGCAGTAGGGCCAGCTGAGCGTTTGCTGGGTTTTTCGCTCTTTGTCGTTTGATAACGATGTGGGAGACGGCTTTGTAAACGATTATCAAGCTCATCCCAATATTCTGGGTCCGCTGGATCCCATCCATCGGCTGCGAGCTCCTGATCTATTACTTTGGCAATTCTACTATCTGTATCTCGAGCCTGCGGGTCAAACCAATCGTTCTTTTTTAACCAGCGGGTAGCATTTTCTTGTACTTCAGTGCTAACTGGGTTAGGAACGTTTTGTTTTGGTGCCTTAGCAGCCTCGATTTGTTGTTTTTTGTAATGCTGAATCTGTTGCAAACGTTGTTTAGCGTCTGTTAACTGTTCCAAGTACTCCACTTGAGCTGCAGCGTCGCCTTGTTGGGCTGCTTGTAGCATTTTCATCTTAGCATACTCGACTTTTGTTGCTTCATCTTCCAAAGTCTTGTCAATCTGGGCAATACGCAGTGATTGTGCGCCGTTTTCCAGTGATGCTAAGCGTCTTGCTAGCTCTTCGTTACGCTTTTCAAGTGAATTGATCTTGTTTTTAGCGGAAATTTCACGTTGTCTCTTCAGATCTTTCTTTAATCTGCGCTCTTCGCGGCGAGCTTCACGGATTTTCTCACGTTCTTCATCAGATTCACCACTATTTTCTTCTTCGTGGTCTTCTTCATGGTCTTCGTCGTGCTCATCTTCCGACTCTGCAGCTACTTCGACCTTTTCTTGTACCTCAGGTTCAAATTCTTTTGGTAATTTGACCTTTGCAACGGCTGAACCGTCTTCAAGTTCCTTCACAGGAACATCTTTTTCATTTTCTGCCATAATTTTCTTTCAAAATTAGTCTACAAACGCCTTCATTTTCTGCGCATATTCAAAATTCTTAATGCGAGAAATGATTTCACGTGCCTGTAATGTGATAAACACCACTGGGGCGCCACCATCATCTGGGTTAATAACAAAACGGTCACCACCATATTTGATGGTACGTACTAGATCGCCTTCTTTACACCATGGGCCTTCAACCCAATATGACAAGTTTTCGTCTAAATTACGATATGCTAGTGGTCCAACCTGCACCACCTTAGCTACTGTTTCGTTAAAACGTAACGTTTGTTTGGTTTCATCCACAAGGATGATTCCGCCTTTACTTGTGGTCTTTTCCCTGCGCAACTGCACAAGTACTCGATCACCTGCTACTTCGACGCCCGGATCAATAATCGGGAAACATTCTATTTCCGACCGTGTATCTGGTTCGTCTTGTTGGTTAACATCAAATGCTGCCATTCGGCTGCCTCCTGCGATCTCTACAGATCTTCTTCGTCGTCTTCCCTCAAAATTTCATTAATGATGTCTAATGTGTCTTTGAACCCATCATATCGGCCGACTAATCGTTGATAGTCGTCAAATGTGTTGACATTCACACCAGCGGTGAGGGTATCCGCTAATTTTGTTTGCTCCGCGCGTACGCGCAGTATGATTTCAGATAAAATGTCCTTCATAATCTTACTAATGCAAGGCTATGAAGGAATCCGCCCTGAACTAGTAGAAATTACCGCCACCGATTTCATTCAGGTTTTTATCTGGTCCAACTTTTTGTGACTTGGTCAACTTAGCTTGGCTAGCGCCAATCTTCCAGTTGTTATCACGATGGGAGCCAGAAGCGCCTTTATCGATGGTTTTTTCGCCGGGGCCGCCGCCAGAGCTTTGTACGCCCATTTGCTTGTAGGTTTGACGAAAACCTAATTCATCTTTTGCCATTATTGTTCCTCAGTAGGTGGTTGTTGTGCTGCTGCTTGTTGTTGCTGAGCTAGTTGCTGCTCATGTTGCTGCTGGGCTTGTTGTAAACCCTGCTGATGCTGTTGCGCAGATTGTGCCATTTCCTGCGCATGCTGCTGTTGAGCCTGTTGCAATTCAATTTGATTTTGTACTTGCTGGGCTTGTTGCTCAAACGCTTGTTGCTGAATAGCTAAACCGTGTTGGCGGATGTCTTGATTAGAAGCGTTAATTGCCTCAATCGCCGACATGTTTTGATCAGCTTCAAGTTGTTTTTGAGTTTGATCCATACCAGCTTTTGCAGAAATCATTGCAACACGTTCTCTTGCTGCGTTGTTAATATTTGCCATAGCAATATCGGTGGCATTACGTTGATTATCGATATTGGTTTGCGTCTGGTATTTAGCTTGTAACTCTTGGACTTTTTGTTGCAACTGAGCAATCTTAAGCTGGTATTCTTGCGCTTGTTTCTGGTTATCAAACTGCAACTGCATTTGAGCTTCTTGCATTTTGCGCTGAGTCTCAGCCATTTGTGTCTTAAGCAATACTTGTGCAGTTGGATCAGCAATAGCTGCGTTTTCTTGTTGAGCTTGTTGAGCTTGCGCAACTTTTTGTGCCAACATACTTATCTGTTGTACATATTGTTGCAGATTCATTTTTGCGTCTTGGTCTACCATGTTAGATGCTAAAGCAAGCGCTTGCTGTGCTTCAAGATCTAATGGTTTTTCTTGATGTAAATCAAGCATGTCTTTGCCGCCAGCAGCTTGTGCCACGTAAGCGCGCATCGATTGCAAGTAGTGCAATGTTAAATGTTGTTTGATATGCTCAAGAGCATGAGGAGCAAAAACAGGCCCAATAACGGGATTGCCACCATAGGCAGGATTGTTCGCATATTCTAAATGTATTTTAATGTGTGCAATGTGATCTTGGTCGGGGTACGCAGCAGCTGGACGGCCCATAGTCATGGATACGTTTTCAAGCGCTGGATTAGATTCGTTCGCGCCCTGTGGGTTTGGCAGAATTTCTTCAATCATTGGAACTTTAAGTTGTTCTAACATACGGCGGTAAATAGCACGCATGTCAAACATTCCAGGGGGTGCTGATGTTCCCATTTGCAACAGAGCTTGTGTCTGTGCTAAGCGCTGTGTTTCAGAAAAAATGTTTGGATCAGATACTGGGCGTACGTCATTGTTGTACGCAAAGTCACGAACTTTAATCTCTTCGCCGGACTGATTGTCCATTTCTTCCAGGTACCAGTGATTGATACGAGAAATGATTTTAAGAGATTTAGCTTGGCTACGATGTAAACGAGCGTGGATGCTGGAGAATACTTTAGCACCTTGCTCAATTAAGGCTTGCGTTGTTCCAACTGGTGTGTTGGCGTTAACGTCAGCAATCTTTTCTTCTGCAGTTGTTACTACACCTTTAGCGGCTTGTGTAAGCCAACCCAACATGTTAAACAGTGTGGATGACGGTGGGTTAAATGGCATTGGCATCGCAATCTTGCGAACGTCATCAACACCGGGCGCTCCTTCAATCTCAATTACTTGAGTGGGTTCAATTCTGTCAGACTGGCCACCAATGCGTCCACCTTTGAGCTTAAGCATTGTCTGACTGTTG